ACCCTTCAACTACAATGTGATTCTCTAGCTTTCTGGCGACGACATAATACATCCGACCTCCGAATTCGGGCTCGTCGAATAGTGCGTCAACTAGGTTAGTGTAACTTCCCTCTACTTTCGTCTTTGGACTCAAAAGCTTCAAACTCACAGGGACGGTGGGGGTACCCTCTTTGAGTTGTGTGAAGGCGACCAAATCCTGAATGGGGAGATTGCCTTTGTCTGTTCTCTCCGCCTCTTGTCTACCCTGAAGTAGAGCAGATAACCAGCCTTCAAATACAAAACCAGCGGATGCTTCGTTAAAGTCCGAAATGATCGCAGCCAGCGCCTCTAACATTATCAGAGAGGCTATAACTCTTCTTGGAGAAGTAATTCTGTTGTTTACATCTGTAATTCTCTGGAGGTATGCCAGCTTACCTTCAACCGAAGCTCCACCGCCGATCACAGAAAAGATTCTGTTGATAGTCTTGCGTCCCGTAGACTCTGGGTTTCCCCAGGCTTCAGTTGGCGTGAACTTAGGGAGAGATAACAGGAATTTCTCAGCCTCTTTTTTTCTGGCCTTGTCTGACATCTCTGTCAGTGCTGATGTCCCTTCTGTCCAGTCTTGAAACACCTCTTCAAAAAGGGCGAATAGATCATTTTTGCTTGTAATAGTATTTGGCATGTTAAAACTCCTCTCAATAATTAGATAATTTCGTCTGCAATGCCCATTTTTATTGCTTCTTCCGCAGAGATGTAAACATCTTTCTGCGTCTTGAGAAGCTTCTTTATCTTTGATGGCGTCAGGTTGGTATAACTTGCTAACGTCTCAATATACCTCTCCTGAATCCACTTTATCTCTTCCAGTTCATTCTCCATCGAAAAGATTGTTCCGCCGGTGCCAGCCATCACATTGTGAAGCATGATACGACAGTTTCGGCCAACTTTTCGCTTACCCTTTGTTCCTGCAGCAAGAATGGGGACGCCGGCTGACATCACTTTTCCTATACCAAAAGTTTCAATGTCGCACGTTCTCTCCTTGACCATGTCCATGATATCAAGAATCGAAAACATGTCGGAAGCAGTTCCTCCATGAGTTGACACCATCATAGCTATTGAGCGGGCAATGATGACCTGATCAGACTCTGGGTCTTTGGGGTCTTTCGGAGAGATCGTGTGGGAGGTGTTCTCCAGGTACAGTAAAGCTGCGACGACGTCGGCGCCTTTTAGTTCTGATATGTCTCCATAAAGGTTTATTGTCCTTGGCTCGGGCTCGGAATGCGACGGAGGTTGTATGTTATTTATAATTACAACTTGTTTATCCTCCTGGGTAAATTCATCTTGCTTCTTCTTCTTCTTTTTCTTCTTTGGAATTGCTGATACTCTTTTAGTCATATTATACCTCTCTCATTTCTATTAAATTAGTTATCTTGTCGGAATTTTTAAAACTCATCCATTCTTTGTCTGAGTCAAACTCCCTTTCAAATACATAGATATCTTCACTGGTTTTAGGAACATATCCATATGAAACGCACTGCCATCCAGGTAACGCTTCTTCCAATTTGCACTGTTCCTCATCTGTTTTGATTTGGATCCTTATCGTTCTTTCGTCAACTTTCCAATGTTCGCCCTTTACTTTTCTCATCTTTCAGAAACCCTCGCATCTTTTCAATGAGGGCCCGAGCTTCCGACCAAGATCTGAAACTTATGTGTTTGCGTCCGGCTGGTGGTACAGCGTTTATAAAAAGCAAAACATAGAGTTCCATAAACGTAGAAAGTTTTTTGCCCTCTTCTTCTAAGTACTCTTGTTTCTGCGAATCTTCAAGTGTTTTTGACTGTTCTGCTATAAAATCAATTGCAGCTTTGTGTGCTAAGTCAATACTGTCTAAAACTTGTAGTATAGATGCAGACATAAAAATGTAAAACCTTTTTCGTTTTCTTTTCTTGTCAAAATAAAAAACTGCATGCGTCAGGGCCACGCCGGTAAAAAACATTATTATAGAGTAAAGTTGTATCTCATTCATAATATTATTTTAGCATCTTTCCTGTTGGAAATCAAGCAAAAAGCCCCAGTGACCTTGATAGGTTTGGGGCTTTAAGTGATAACGTATTATTTTATCTTACTTTCTATTCTTGAGCTTTGCAGCAACAAGTCTTTTAGTAACTCTCTTAAGCACTTCGTTCACAAGGTCTTCTTGCTCATTCTCATATACTGACTGGCGCATGCCTGGGGCTTCGGGCTCCTCTTCTTCCATTTCTGGATCGGCTTCTCCCATGTCTCCCATGTCTTCCATGTCTTCCATGTCTTCCATGTCTTCGTCAGATTCAGATCCCATTGCTGCTGATAGTCTTTCGCCTAGGCTGATAAGAAGTTGTGCCTCCTCTTCAGTAAGGCTCATGTCTGCGGCTCCTGGCTCATCTGCTGGCTCGTCCATTTCACCTTCTGGATCCATGTCCATATCGCCTTCTGGATCCATGTCCAACTCAGCGTCTAGTTCCATTTCCTCTTCTTCTTCGAGGTCCTCTAGATTTTCTTCAAGTTCAACTTCCTCTTCTTCGTTGATCTCTTCGTTCTCTTTTACGTCTTCTTCCTCTTTCTTACCAGGGGCACTGTACATTTCACTGACAAAATTCTCAGTCATTGCATCGACGTTTGCAAGTTTCATAAACCTGCGGATTGTGTTTTCTTTTAACATTTTGTTATCACTCATTTTATATTTCTCCTTTTTCGAAAGCGGTGATTGGTATAAATAATACAACTATAAATAGTCTTTTTCATCTAGAAAGTCAAATTTTATTCTCTTAGAAAGCTTCTTAAGGGCCTCTTTCTCTATCTGGGAAACTCTCACTAAAGATATGTGCAATCTTTTTGCCGCTTGCTCTAAAGTTAATTGCCCATGCTTGTCCACTGTGCAATGGACGCAGTTGTTATCTTCTGGGTAGTCTATCCAACATCTTTCCTTGAGTCCACCACAATAATCACAAACCTCATCACTCATATTCTTTTAAATCCATTTCAATCATATCGAAAATATTATCCTTGTCAGATTCAGTAATTCCAAGGTCCCTCATGAGGTCTTGGCCTGAATCAATATCCTTTTTGTATCTGTTTAATTTTCTCTTGCCCATTGACCGGGCATTTTCTTTTACTTTGTACATAACCTTCAACATGTCAGGGTCGTTTTCAAGGTATAATTTTGCTATTCCTGAAAACCAACTCACTTGTGTAAGGTTATCGTTTCTTATTCTAAGTTTAATGTCTGCTGATGTCTTCTCATAAGCTGAAAAAGATATGACAACTACTTTTTTTGGCTGATGTTCTTTCATTTTGTTAAAATGTGAGTTGCACTTTCAGAGATGCCTGAAGATGTTTGCTTAATCATCTTTACTTTATCTCTAAATTCTCGGATTGACCTGGAACCACTATAGGAAAGACCAGAGCGAATGTTCTGGTGGAGGTCCGGTAAGATCTCTGAGACTCTCCCTTTGTAAGGTATCGTTGTAGAGACCCCTTCCAGGGAACTAGACCTTCCTCTCCAGGCGATTTGAGCTTCTCTAGAAGCCATTCCTCTATAAGCTTTGTACTTGCGGCCATCGTTGCCTTGAAATGTTTCTCCTGGTGATTCTTTTGTTCCCGCCAACAGAGATCCAAGCATAACAAAGTCTGCGCCGGCGGCGAGACACTTTACAATGTCGCCGGCGTTTTTGATTCCACCATCCGCGACTAACGAGGCGTTGTCGACCGCTCTACTACATTCTAATACAGACTGAAAAGTGGGCACGCCGTGAGCTGTTTGAATGCGAGTGCTACAAATACTGCCGCCGCCGACTCCAACCCTGATTGCATCTGATCCCCACTCTTGTAGATCCGCAAATGCGTCAGCGGTTGCAACGTTTCCAGCCATTATAGTAACTTTTTCTCCGAACTTATCTTTTAGCGTCTTTATTGCTCTTTCTACGTTTGAATGATGGCCATGGGCCACGTCAACGCACAATAAAAATGCTCCCGCCTCTACAACTGCAGAAGCTCTAGTGTCAAAATCACCACTGACCCCTATGGCTGCGCCGACTTTGTAGTCGCGACCTATGACGGCTCTCCTTACCAGTGAGGACTGATCTTCGATTGTGTTATATCTATGTACAATGCCGAATCCTCCGGCCTCACCCATAGCAAAAGCCATGTCCTCTCCGGTTACGGTGTCCATGGGGGAAGAGATGATAGGCAAGCTAAATTTATATTCGCCAATCACAGAAGAAGTATCAACCTCGGATCTTGATTCTATGTCTGATTTCTGAGGCACTAATAGCACGTCATCAAAGCTCAGGGCTGTCTTGAGTTTCTTCACTGATTTCCTCACTTTCTTCTTTAGTATAACAGCTGGTACAAATTAAGTCAATGTTTTCTGAGTACTTATTTACGTGCCAGTCGTCAATGTTCTCACCTTGCGCCGGAGGTCGGTCGCATTCTGTGCACTTTACCTGTTTCTTGAAGTTGGCCATGGAAGATTTGAAATCTTTCATGAACTGCTTTCTAGCCTGGACGAATTGCTTTCGTTTTATTTTCCTTGCAAAGCTTCCCATTACTTATCTCCTGTTGAACCAAGTGCACCATCGCCCCTGGTCGTTTCCTTATCATAGATATTATCTTCTTCGATTACCTGTAACCCAGGTTTCTCGATTCTGACGAATACGCCTTGAGCGACCTTTTGTCCTGGCTCAATGAACTCTACATCCTTTCCAATGTTGTGAAGGTTTACAAAGATCTCTCCTGTGTATCCCTCGTCCACGACACAAGCACCTGTGATGAGATGCAGTTTGCTAGCTACACCTGACTTGTTCATGATTTGCAGCATGCAGTCTGACGGTACCTCCATCTTCACTCCAGTCTCCAGCAAGACACTCTGACCTGGCTGGATTCTTACTGCTGCGCCCTCGATGGGATTGAAGAAAAAGTCCATCCCTGCGTCTGTTCTGTGTGCCCTAACTGGTAGTTTCGCGTCGGGCCGGGTGCGAAATACTCTTACTCTACTATTGTCTAATGATGCCATTGTTTTCTCCTTTATGCTAATAGCTTGAACATTTTTCTCATACTGAATGTGGAAAATCCCCACTGTTGATTATAGTTTAGTCTGGCCATATAAGGCCGGTTGATTTGGACAATATCTTTCTTGGGATCTACACCCCAGCATCGGATAGTTGTCATCTCGTTGTTGTCATCAATCACCTTTACCACGTAAAAGTTCTTGCCGTTCTTTGATTTCTTTAGTATGCATTCCCTAGGGATAAACCAGGTCACACCTAATTCAGGGTCGAACTCTGAAATAGGCGGAACATATAGTTCGTTCAGCTTCTGCCTTACTCTTGGTGTAACCACTGCGTTGATTGGGAACACGCCAGTAAGATTGACGAGATACTCTAGCTTTTCTTCTTCGGAAAAGTCACCCTCTGGCTCATATCTCTCTATGTTCTCATCCAGGTTCTTCTCCTTCCTTGGTCGGTCATTTGCGACAGCAGCATAAAAGTGCTGCATACCGGAGAACCTGTCGTCTTGTAATGTGCTCAGGGCCTGGGAAAGACACAGAGCGGTGATGGACTTCTTATTTAGTTTAGAGTAAGTAATCTTCGGGTGGAACAAGAACTCCTCAATAGTGTTGAACGGTCTGTGCTCGATGATTTGCTCGATAGCTTTGATGCCCAGTCCTTTGATGGAGGACAGGGGTTGAATCAAAGTCTTTCCATCATCGCTGATTTCCCAGCCGACACCTGACGTATTTACGTTGAGTTGCTCTACGTTGTAACCAAGCGACTTAGCTGTTGCGATTGCTCTTTCTTTTCTTGTCTCCGGCTCTTTATCCAAGAAGGCTGCTAGCCATTCCGATGGATAGTAGTTAAGAAGATAAGCACACTGATAAGAGAGCACACAATAGGATACAGCGTGAGATTTATTAAAGCCGTAGCCTGAAAAGTACTCAAATGTTTCCCAAAGTTCTCTAGCTTCATAATCTTTCATTCCTTTCTCCAAGCATCCGCGCTTGAACTTGTCAAAGATTTTGTCTTTCTGAGCCTGGACTTCACCAGTACCCTTCTTAGTAAGTAGTTTTCTGAGCTTATTACCTTCATCCAGGGATAAGTCCTTGCCTAACTTGTGAGCCAACATAGCAATCTGCTCCTGAAAAATAAGGAAGCCGTATGTTTCTTCTGTTACTTCTCGCACATGCTTGTTGACGTATTCCACGTCCTCTGGATTTGACTTTGCTCCGATGTACTTTCTGTCTACTCCCGCACCTAGTGGACCTGGTCGATAGATAGAAGTGATAGCCGACAAGTCAATGATGTTATCTGGCTTAGCATTCTTGCAGAACGATTGAGCGCCGGTCTCTGTGAACTGGAAGATACCTGCCCACTTACCCTTGTGAAAGACATTCTCCCAAACTTCTTTATCATCCAAGTCAATCTTCTCTGGGTGTAAGTTCTTGTCGTAGAAATCTTTGATGTCCGCAAATGTAGGGTTCTCCATTCCGTGATGACGTTTGAGGATACGCTCGATGGCGCCCTCCAGCATGCGAAGTGAAGCAAGACCCAAGATATCAAACTTGATGAAACCCATTGGCTCCAAGTGTCTTACGTTCATACCCTCGGACCATGGTGTTTGTCGAACTCCTCCTGAGTTGATAAGTGGCATCCACTGGTCTAGGTTCTCACCTACAACAACACCGCCAGCATGTCGAGAAGCAGAACGCGTTTGTCCATACAGTTTCTCGATATGAGTTCTGATGTTCGGATACTTTTCCAAGAAACCCTGTAAGGACTCTGAATACTCGACCAACTCCTCAAATGTGGGAGCATACACACCAGATGTAATACCATGCTTTGCCTTGGCCCGAGGGGTTGCCTCATAAACCATCTTACTAGTTACATTGTTTGCTTCTTGGAAGTCAATACCGTAGAACTTTGAGATGTCTTTGATGAGCGAACGCAACTGAAGTGTGTTCCAATTGGTGATGGGTACAACAGAGTTGTCGCCCCATTGGTCAATAAGAATTTCCTTGAGGACCATCGGGTCAGATACATCATAGTCAATGTCTGGGTAGCCTGCGCCGCCCTTAGTTAGGAATCTTTCGAACTGAAGCCCATACTTGATAGGGTTGACCTGGGTGATGTTTAGAACGTACGCTACCAGTGAGCCGGCGGCAGAACCTCGTCCTGCGCCGACCAGCTGCTTTTCTACCGCAACGTCAGCGATAGACTTCATGGTCAAGAAATACTTGGAGAAACCCCTCTCTTCGATGACGCTAACTTCATGCTTGAGGCGATCCACATACTCCTGGTTTGTATGGAGGTCAAGGGACCGAAGACCCTCAACACAGAGGGCAGCCAAGGTTTGACCAGCAGTCGATCCCTCTGGGACAACGAAGTCCGGTAGCCGAACCGTGTTGTCTGGTAGGAATGTCTCAATCCTTTCGTGCGCAATCTGGTGCGTTCTGGTGATTGAGTCGAGAACCAATTTGTCATCATACTTTACTCCGCACTCTTCTGAGTATTTCTTGTAAGATTCGAACATCTGGTCTCCGTTCTTTGGATACAATTCGTAGCCAACTTCTTCAACGGAAAGCGGAAGCTCGTCTGATAAGTAGTCCGGCTTACCTTTACCTAGCCAACCTAATCGTTTATAAAGCTCACGGTCTTTCCAGACGTCTGCATTATAGTAGTGCGAATCAGCGGTTGAGATAAGTTCAATACCAAACTCTTGGTGCATCTGGATAATGTATTGGTTGAGGTCGTGCTGCTCCGGAACGTTATTCCACTGCAGTTCACCATACCATCGATCACCGAAGATAGATTGCATCTTCTGTGTTGTTTGTCGCATCGCTCCCAATATGGCGTCGGGGCCAGTGTCTCGGTTCTCCCAGTAGTTCCCAGCATAGACACCACCAAGACAAGCTGAAGCTGCGATGACACCTTCATTGTGCTTCTTAAGCATGGCGTAATCAACACGAGGATAACGATAAAAGTTATCATTGGTATAGGACTTGGAAATCATTTTGAAGATGTTCTGCAAACCTGTCTGGTTTTGTGCCAGCAAGATAAGATGTCGTCTTCTGTTGAGAACAGACTTGATACGCTTTTTAGAAGAGCCCTCGTCTTCCACTGTGGTCCCAGAGTTGTCTGCTTCGTAGTCAGACTTCTTCTTGGAGGCTGCTTTGATTTCCTCATACTCTTCTTTCCACTTCGCAACAGATGGAATAAAGTAAGCCTCACAACCGAAGATTGGCTTGAACTCTTTACCTTCCTTCTTCATCTTCTTTGCGTGGAGAACCTGCCAAGCTAGGCCATTCATATTACCATGGTCGGTAAGCGCAAGTGCGTCCATACCATTTTCATAGGCAAAGTCCATGTGCTCTGGTGGATAGCCGAGAGCGTCAAATGGAGAGCCCGCAACTGAGTGGGCATGTAATCCTACGAAGGGGATATTACTGGTTGTTTTAGATGTCATTCACTAAT